ATCATATGCATCTGCTGTGAGATGGACGCAACCGACTTGACCCGTTCGATGCTATATTGATCCGCCCCCACCAAGCACCCGTTCATATACAGGTTGCCACCATTGAACATTGGGAACCGCGCCGATGTGTGATAATGGGCGATCGATATAGAGTCGAACACTACCGTCTGCGGGATCCCCACCTGTGACAAGCATCCGTACAACTTGGCTGCTGATGCGGTCAGGCCATAGAGCGGGATGCCGGCAAATGACGAGGATCCACCGCCCATGATATCACCATGAGTATAAAGAATCCGGTGGCCGTTGATCGTTTCTACGATAAAAGGAGACTCCGGGACCTCGACCTCAATCTTGACCAAGCCACCGGCCTGTATCTGCTCCATCATCATCTTGATCTGGTGGCCCAGCAAGTATTCATAATTAAGTGTAACCTTGTCTGCAAAATAGGGCTTGCCATCAACGACCCGCGCATGATTGCCCACCAGGAAAATAACCTTGATATGATTCAGATAATTTGTCAGTTCGGAGAACTTATTTATCAGGTATTGCTCCAGATACAATAACGCCTCGATGATATTCATTTCATTGGTTCGGGCGTATTCCTGATGTATCATGCCATGGATCATATCCCCGCCCAATACCAGCACCGCCTCCTGGATCTTAAAATTTTTACAATGGGTCAGGAATTGATTCAAAATAAAATCAGCACGCTTAACCATGATACTTGAATTAAACTCATTCAAATTATAAATGGTTTCCGGCAGTACCACCTGGCCGCAATGCCAGTCCGATAGGGACAAAGCTGCTTTCAGACCTTCCCGTTTTGGGAATATCTTGGTATTGATCGTGGGCAGGTTGATCTTTGCCCCCAGGAGAGTTCTATATAGCTCCAGGAACCGGTCCTCAATACCCTGCTGCCGGAGAAGATCCTTGCGTTCTCGTGTGAGACGCCTTACATCCTCCCCCGACATGATGACTTTCTTTTCCAACTCGTGCAGGTATTCGGTGCCTTCATCTTCCTGGGTGGGCTGATCCAGGGCCTCCATGTTCTCCAAGGCCCAGATAATATGCTGGGCCAGGTTTTGCGGGATGTCGAGAAATCCCTGCAGTTTGATTCTGCTTATGGTCTCGTTACGTTTTTCAAACTCCCGCTTGACTGCTACTGCTTGCTTCCATAGCGTCCGCGTAAATTCTGTCATTATTTACCGCCGACCCAGAGGGTGCCGCCCAGGGTAAAACCGATAGGAATGGAGCCCTTGGGCGTCGTCTTAAACCAGGCTGGTTCAACAAGTAGGCCAACATTCAAAGCGGCGAACTGCCATCGGCGCATATAGATGGCACCCAGCCATGAATGATATTCGCTCCCGTAATAGAGACCATAATAATTTAACTGCACACCATTGACCCAGGTATTCCAGCGGTGGACCTCCGGGATGATGTTTTTGTCGATCGATGTTTTTCCTTTAACCTCTCCCTTGGCCTCGGTTGTGAACGTGATTTGCTTGCCCTTGACTTTCCAATTCGAGTGCTTGAGCGTGCTTCCCTTGGTTGCCGATTCAATTACCGTATTGATCCCCTTCCCTTCTCCAATTTTCCCGCTGGGTTTCATGATATAATACATGGTGACACCCAACGCAGTGCCGCCGATGATAACACCGGCAGCAAAAAAGATCAGATACTTTTTCCAGTTTGTCATGATGCACTTACCTCCAGTGCGGCCATCGTCAAAATCCCATAGATACCAGTATCCGGGATCCCACATTTGGCCTGAAATGTCCGGAGTGCGGCGTGGGTAGCGGGGCCGAACGAACCGTCCACATCCATCTCCGGTATATATTTTTTAAGAAGCGTTTGCATGTGTTCGACCTGCGAGCCTGTGCTTCCGAATCTCAATTTTTGAATATTAAGATTTTCCACGTCCCTGAAATTAAAGAGAACCGCTGAAAAAGATTGATTGTTTTTGTGGATGCTGTAGATCCAGTCATAAGCTACTTTCCAGTCATCTGTGGACTGCGGCGGAGCCATATAACCCCGGACCGTTACACAGCCGGCGGAATAGGGTGCGAAACCGTGAAAATTGTCTCCCACGCTATCGTATTCATTGAAGTCATCGTCGTTACCCAGGATCATATCGCTGGACCGCCAGTACAAGAACGGAATTGCCTCGACCAGTGCCGGATATTTCCCCAGGTGCTTGCCCTTTATCCAGGCTTTCGGGTACCATCCAGAAGCGATATAACAGGCATTGGCCGTGCCCTCAACCTGTTTTGTTTGGTATTCTTTGTGTGGGAACGTGCGGCCCGTGAGAGCAATACACCCCTTTCCATCTATGAGCATAACCGTATCACAGCAGTTATCCATGGTATCCGCACAGTATTCCAATACGCCATTCTTTAAAATACTATTACGGATAACTGCGATCAGCGGTAGGTCATATATGCCGGTGAAACTGTTGAGTTCAAATAGCTTTTCAATTATTTTTTTACCCGCGGGATAAATTACCATTAGTCACCCTCCCGTCGGGTAATACTCGGGTCCCGAGGCCTTATGGCAGGCAGGTCATTATATTTCATCCGCAGGGGATCCTCGGGTTCTCTCGTGTCTATGCTCATCTCCCGAGCCGTGTTACCCTTCATTTCCGCAAATTTCTGCAGGGCCTTGCCGCCGGTAGAAAAGGCGATAAGGGTGGATACCAGGGTGGCCCCGGCATACATGTCCTTGCCAAACAAGACTGTCAGGATTGCTACAATGCAGGCAACTACGGTACACATGAATTGGCAAAGTCTCATCATGCTGTGGCTAGGATCCTCTGCGAAAAATCCTTTTAAGCTCATTGATAAGCTCCTTTATATAAACTTATAGTCTAAATTCTCCGGATAGAGTATGTCGAATTTCTCTATCAGCCATTTTTTAGTAACCGCCTCGACTGTTTTATACACGCTTTTGTGGGGTGCCCCAGCAAATCCGGTAACTAGAACATCACCGCTTGGTGAAAATTTTACACACTTCCCATAATCAGGCGGCAGATCCGCCGGATTAGTCACTTTGATAAAGGTATCATAACTCCGTTTGTAAATAGTTATGTAAGGAGTGGCACTATGCGCTACAGCCAAGTAGGTGCCACAGGGAGAAAAAGATACACCCCTAGCATCACCAGTCGGCAAAATATTCGGATCCGGGAGTATCGTAAAGATGTCTCCATTCCGTTTGTAAATAGTTATGTAAGGAGTGGTATCATGCCCTGCAGCCAAGTAGGTGCCACAGGGAGAAAATGATACACTATTTACGCTGCTGGCAGGGGCGGTTGGAGCACCCAGCTTGGTAAACGTGTCACCAATCCTTCTGTAAATATGGAAAAAAGGAGTAGTATACTGTCCCACGGCGAGATAGTGGCCGCATGGCGAAAAGTCTAAGCCCCGTACAACGTTTGTCGGCAAATCCGCCGGGTTGGTCAGTTTATTAAAGGCGTCGCCATTCCGTTTGTAGATCATGATACATGGGCTGCCGGAATGTCCCAATGCTAAATATGTGGAGCATGGTGAAAATGCAATTGTATTACCATAGCCAGTGGGCAAAACATCTGGATTCCCGAGTTTCGTGAACGTATCGCCGTTTCGTTTGTAGATGGCTATGTAAGGACTTAAATAATGCGCTACAGCCAAGTAAATGCCGCCCCGAGAAAAGGATACACCATAACCAAAACTCGGAATCAAAGGATCTGGGTCGGGCAGTTGAACAAAGATGTCCCCGCTCCGTTTATAGATAATAAGATATGGAGAACTTTGCAATCCTGTCCCCATGTAGGTTCCACATGGAGAAAAGGAGATATCTTCAAAATCGAAAGCAAAGCTGCCACTAAACGGATCGGCCAGTCGAACGAATGGCTCTTTTCTACTGTCTCCGTTACCCTGGTATGTCATGATCAGCCGTGACATGTGCGGCATAATGACGCGACCATTCACTCCCTTGGTCGTCCAATATTTATTAAAATAGCTTATCGCATGGTCTGCATCGGTTTGTACAATCGTGGACTCACCCTCTGAAAATATTTCTACACGTTGACCCTCAGAAGCAGACCCAGGGAGGGATAATTCGACGGCACCTTTGGTTTTATATTTTCTTTCAGAGTGCAGGGGAATATTAGATGTGATTAAAGTTTCATCCATCTCATGTTCCAAAATGCTTGCCATCTTAACACTGTTTGCATTAGTTGTCCATAGGGCAGTCTTCGTATATGGAATAATATTAGCATCAGTTATAGACACCGCGTTCTGTGGCACATTGATTTCAGCGACCTTGAACCATTTATTCGTGCCCACAAATGGATCGCAGTAGTTGTCGCCCATGGTCCCGCCCAATATAATGCCGTAGGCATCAAGGCTGGCCATGGTTGGCCGTTTTATCCGGATCAAGGAGTTTTCGCCAGTTCCCGGACCGGTAATCCGCAGATGGTTGGATCCGTCATTTGAAGCGATGGTCCCGAAGCCGGCTGCGTTCAGAGCGGTAATGATTTCAGCCAGAGTGGTGGTCGCTGGGCTGGCCCCACGACAATCAACCTCGACGAACTCGGCATCGATGCCCGCGGCAATGGCCAGAATATAACGGGCTGATAGATCGATATTCGGATTAATCACTACCGTAGAGGTAATAATGCCGGCTGTAGCCGCCGTGACCGATGGAGCGACCCCGGACCCAACGGTGCCGTCTTTTTTCTGAACGGCTAGATATATATGCTTATCGCGGCTTGCAGTCCCCTGAGTTAATGACTTATTTGATGGATTCACCTGGTAGACCACAGTATCAGAGTATGCGTCTTGCCGGCTGATCTGGGACTCAATGATATCAATGCGCGCCCCGCCCGCTGCGCCAGCGGTAAGACTAACGGAAAAATTATCCCCGTCGTTATGATCGATAGCAAACCTGATGTCATCGCCGTCAATCATTTGTACGACTGGGGCCGGAGTCGAGAGATTGACTACCATGCCGCTGCCGGCACTGGCCACCAGGCCCTCGATGATCACCGCATCATAGCCGGTTCCCTTAAATAATAGTCCCCTGATCATTGATTCAATGTTCCGGGCCGCTTGTTCACTCATGCGCTGTAATACCAAGTCGGATTCAATTCGTTGGTGTTGTATCTGCTGCAGTGTGCGAATATTTCTCATATTGGAAATTCTCCTTTTATAATTCTTAATAATTAATTTTATTCATCAGGATGAGGACCTGTTCGATAACAACGTAATTCATCTAAAGAACTATCAATAAATGCAACATCGGTTTCATTAAGAGAAGTCAGCGCAGGATAACCTACTCCAGATATCGATAATCCGGAACTGAGCTGTGACCAGGTTGAACCGTTAAAACGATAACAGCGTAATTCTTTTATTGCATTATCGAAAAACGCTACATCGGTTTCATTGAGCGCTGCTAATGCTGGAATATTTGCACCAGATATCGATAATCCAGAACCAACTAGGGACCAGGTTGAACCGTTAAAACGATAACAACGTAATTCACAAATCGGCATATCGAAAAACGCTACATCGGTTTCATTGAGCGCTGCTAATGCTGGAATATTTGCACCAGATATCGATAATCCAGAACCAACTAGGGACCAGGTTGAACCGTTAAAACGATAACAACGTAATTCATCTAAATAACTATCGATGAACGCAACATCGGTTTCATTAAGAGAAGTCAGCGCAGGATAACCTACTCCAGATATCGATAATCCAGAACCAACTAGGGACCAGGTTGAACCGTTAAAACGATAACAACGTAATTCATCTAAATAACTATCGATGAACGCAACATCGGTTTCATTAAGCGCTGCTAATTCGGGATACCCCGTATTTGGTATCGATAATCCAGAGCCTATCAATATGGGGGGTGGCCAAAACTCAAATATTACTTGAACTTCAAATTCGGTTCCAGCAGCTATCAGGCTGTTGATTTTATCCATTAAAATAGACATCTGATCATCAGGTGTGTTTTCGACATAGAGAATGAAAAAGAATATCATGCCCCGCACATTCCGTGATACCGCGGGCAATACCCATGTACCGACATATGCTGCCGGAGCAGTGAGTTGAAACGTTTCATAACAATCAGCATAAGACACGTCAGCATAGGCCATGTCGTTATCATTCATTGCAATGTAAGGCTCAGCGGTAGAATAGGGCCGGGCATTATAGATAATGGCCGCTGGGCTTATTTTCGGCCCCAACACGATATCTATCACCCGTTCTTTGTACTGCGCGTTAGTCTCGCCAGAGGCCCGCATAAAATTCAGAAAATCATCAATCATTAATGTGAGAAAAACGCCCTCACACTGGTCGAAACGCAATTGTTTGATCAGAGACATAGTAAGCCGGCGATTCCACTCCAGGGAATTGCCAATAGCCCCGATATTCATATCGCTGGGTGCAGTTGGGATAGATGCCGGGATCCCTGTCTCATCAGCTATCAAAGCGCGGTAGACGGGATCCTCGGTGTCATAAAGGGCCTTGAGATATTTGTTAATAATCGGTGCAAGCGTATTCAATGCATTATCCTCATGGTACAGATGGATAGGTGACAACGGTAATAATTACTGATGCACCATAGACTGTCCCCGTACGGGCAACATTGGTTTCATTGATCGGTACATTAATGAGTGGTGTACTCATGGCTATATCATAGATCGCCGCATGAGCTTTCTTGGCAAGGGCGACCAACTCTGTCCAGACCACATCCTGTCCCAGCGTCCGGGTATTGATATACCGTTCTATCGCACTCTGGACCTTGGTAATAATTTCCGTCTCGTCCGATAAACTCCCAATCCGGTACACGGCCAAAGTTACAGGGACGGCATTGATTGTAGGTGCTATGATAACAAAAGTGATCCCTGCCGCGCCGCACCCTGGATATTGTGCAAGATCGTCAGGATCTCCGAAAAGCACCTTATTAACTTCTGCCAGGAGCGTAGACGATATAGTGCCCGTTCCATCGTCAACAACAACCGTATTGGTGCCTGCATATGGGTAATTACACCGCACCATGCAGCTTTTAACGCCCTGAATTTTTTCAACCCGCGCCTTGATACCCTCCGGTCGGGCCGACGAGAGGCCCCGGATATATGTCTGAAAACGTTGTTTTCGCTCAAGGTCGGTCTCCTGGTCGGTCCCATTGGCGAACGCGCTGTCATTGATCACGTATATCCCATCACCCGATTGTGAGGTCAGAGCTCCTTTGCCGTTTCGGGTATCAACTGCATGGGCATCAATATCTCCTGCTTTACCAGCAGTCGCACAAACCGCCGCAATCTGTCCGGAGCTTGCATTACCCGCTGCTATAGATCCGGTTGCAGTAGTAAGATAATTGAGGTCGTCGACAGTAATGGCCATGGAAGATGAAAGCGGTTTAACAGAGGCCGTGGCGAGCAATACATCGGTCCCGGCTGCTGCCAGATAGTTTAACTGGTCGACGACTTCTTTGCCCGCATATTGATAAAGCTGGTCTGGATCCGTGCTGCCCGCGCTCGAAGTAACGAGAGTGCAGGTGTAATTTGCCAGTCCATTGATATAAGCAACCAACGCGGATATGGTCGTATAAGTAGAAAATAGAGCTGTGATGTTATCCCCTGACGCGCCGGCGCACACTGTTGAAAGGCCGGAACTGGTTATAGTCAAGAGACATGATGTACCGGCCCCAGTATAGTTAATGGTAAATATCGGTACTCGATAAAACCGGTAAAATCCGGTTGAGTAGGTTGCGGCCTTTTTCTCAAAGTCAAAACCATCATATAATGCGGATGGGATGGCCTTCCGCAGCGCGGTTAAAAAATCCATGCCCGTGGTAGCGCATACCTCGGCCACCATCCGGATGATTCCCTCCGTCCGCCCGCCGTCATTAAGGTTGGTTAGCCCAACCTCTTTTGATAAAAGATAATTGCGGCTAAGCTCAAATAATTGATCTGCTGTATAGACTTTTAAAATTTCGCTCATAATTGCACCTTAATAGTTTCAGAATAACCGCCAATTAATTCAATGGTTAGTGTTACCCAAATAGAATCTCCGATAACCGAGAGTGTTTTTCGGTTCACATATGCCGTGGACACCCGCGGGTCAAGCATGGCCTGTTGTTCAAGGTCATTACAAAATTGCTCAATCCGCACAACATACGGAACGCCGGTAAATCCTGATAATGGCGTAAGCCCCCATTCCGGGTGGGGAATAAGTGCTCCCTTCTTGCCGTTCATCCGGTCTTTAATATTTTCAATGACACACTCAAGACCCTTCACAACCGCGAGGTCACCATGGCCATCAATCTGGAATTTTTTGTCTCGCAGCTTCAAGTCTGTGCCATATAAATATTGCTGGATAGAAGGAACTGACGTGGGATCATAGGTGGTTTCATATACGAGGTTGTCATCACCCCGCTGCAGGCCCTCCTCGGCTAACACCGGGATTTTGATTATGGTCCCCGCGCAGTCATTATCAATCAGATCGTTTTCGCTGATATCGTTTGCCGCTGCGATACGATGCCAAAGATTCGAGTCACCATAAAATAGCAAAGCAATTGATCTGAGTGTGTCGCCCTGGCATATCGAATGATACTTGTATGCATATCGGACGCTGCTAACGGGCTTCTCAAAGCCCTGATCAGCAAAATCATCCTCATTAATGACCGATACAGCAGAACCGGATGGAGTATATATCTCATCCTGGACCGGGGACTCAATCGAATCCGGATCAATCTTTTGCGCGGCGATAATCCCGCGGTTCAGAAGCCGGAGCTTGGCCAGCTCATTGTAATAAGCGATAGTATCCAAGTCTGCCACGTCTACCAGGCTCACGATGCCGGCATCGAAATCCTCCCGCATATCCGCCGGAACCGACGCAGTGAAAATTTCGGAAATCAAGTTTTCAATTGTATCTTGAAGGTCGTTTTGTATCATACCAGTGACAACTCTATATCATAATTATTTGGGTTCGCTGCCATATCCGACGCTTTACGTAGAGCGCGGTCTGTAGTCATAACACCTGTATATATCTGATTATTGGCCCATTCCAGGAACCCCCGGAGCCTGATCAATCGCTGATTAAGATAATATAGGGTATAATTTTCCGCCAGTGCCGTGGGGATCTGCGGATTATTTGCTCCCGTTGTTTGTGCTGCCGGTATCGGGGAGTTTTGCAGAGTAATTTTCGGCGTCTGCGCTGGCAGCGTTTCAGGTGATATGTTTTTCATCCATTCCACAATATCATTTACCATATTGGTTGACTTGAGCTTTTGATTAGGTGGCCGTAGCAGGCTAACGCCGATATCCCGCTGATAGGCTCTCATGGAAATGTCATACCTAATGGAAAACGGGTCTGTTTTATCCCGGTCGATTGATAGTTCGTCAACCTTCACGCGCCAATGTTCATCATAATCAAAATTATGATATATAACATCGATTTTATCAGCCAGTCCGCCGTACATTCTCACAAATCGGGTCAGGGCATCGACGTTGGCCAGGCCCACACCTGAAAACATCGGAGCATGGAGTTTTCCCCCTGGGGTCATGGTATAATCACGATATCGGGATATCATATAGCGGAGTTTGATAAATTCAGTATAACCGTCGATTTCCGCCCCGTCTGCCGAGGGGCCAGCATAAAAAAAGTGCGTAGACCCCGTAATACGAATAGGTTTAAAATCATTACCAAAATCAGTTATATACCCGCCGGTTAAGGTAGCAGTTAAATCCGCACGTTGCCCCTCGGTGACCTTCTCGCTCTCCGGGGGGAGCTGGAAGAATATTGTGGTTATCGTGCCACCCTTATGCTTGCGGAACTCAAAGGCCCAGATGTTTGTCGGCTCATAGGTGCCATACAGGGTGCGAACTATATCTTGTACGCTCATTTTGCTTCCACCGTAGTCTGCCCGGCATTAGTAATCTTATATTTACAACTGCAAGATTGTGGACCACCTGTACCCGTAAGAGTCCCGGAGCAGGTGCCCTCGTCGTCGAGCCGGAGCGGAGCCTTATTTTCCACTGTTTCCAGGGAGATGGCCTGAATGGATCCGCTGCCGCCCCCTGAAAGTACACCCTTGGTACATCCGGTCACGGTCCATGTGATCTGGTTTATCAGAATCCCCTTCCCGTTCGGCGCATGGTGTTTACTCACCGTCTGCGTATAGATGGGCGTGCCGGGTGTCGCTCCCGTCTGCGGCGTGATCGTCATGGTCCGATCGATGTTTGCTATCGCTTTTCCCATTATGGATTTATTACTAAGCTCCCATCATTAAAATCAATTTTGACCGGCGACTTAATATTGAGCTGGCCACTGGTGGTAAATTCAATAATCGTTGTTCCCACCGTATTCTGAATTTTAAGTGCCTGCCCCGCCTTAATAGTAAAATTGGCCGTGGCCTCCAGGCTGATGTCCGATACCGCAGTAACCTCTATTTTCGTTTTAGACTCGATCTTGAGATCGGTCTGGGTATATAATTCAACTGCCCCTGGCAGCGGGAGTTGGTCACGGAACGCGAGGTAACTCCCTGAATAATGACCCAACACCACGTCTCCGGGCTGGTGGCTCTTGTTGGTCATAGGCATCATATATGCCGATTTAATATCCCTGTCTGGTTTTGCCTGATAGGGATATTTCTGTATAATGCAGGGATTAAACATATCTCCATCAAGAAACGCTACAGCCACCTGCCAGCCAGGTGTCGGCCCTTCATACAGGCCATGGATGGCGGTTGCTGATCCGGATTTTCGTCCATCAGTCCCGCAGGCCATGTTCGGACCGGGCCATGCAACGTATTTGACGTGGCCACCCTTGGTCATAGCCAATTCAACCAGGGTATTGGCCATCATTGGCTCGGGATGAATCCCATAAACCTCGGCAATCTGAATTTCATAATTTCCTCGAACGTAGGAGTTATTCACATTGCGTTGTTTCGTGCGGAGCGCACTATCAGGACCGCTCTCAAATACTTTCCGTTTCCACTGACCCTCACGATTTTGCATTATAGGCTCCCATCAAATAATGCCGGCATAGGCGGTATAATTTCCCAATCAAACAATAGGCGCATCCCACCCTGCATGTCCATGGGAATGGGAACGCCCCGGATCAGACTAAACATGGATGTATCGGCATAGCCGAACTCATAGTTATGATTTACATTATCGATATAATACAGGCCAATATCCCTGGCACATTCTACGCGGCTCCCGGATAAGCTGGGAAGATACAGGAGATACATTCCGGGCCGGGCGTATGGCAGGCACCTGGTTTGAACCGATCCCTCGTTAAACTTAGATGCGTTCCTGAACCATACGTTTAACTGAGTCGCCAGTGATGGGACATTGATTGGAAGTCTGAATCTCTTATAAAGATCCTCTAAACTCTGACCGTCCATGCCGTCTGCTAAGAAGCTTGTCGCCGGGATCGTTGCCTCAAATTGCCGGCGTCCGAACGTCCTGACCCCGCCGGGGTAGAGCGGAACTTTTGGCCCTCCGGCAATAGACGGCGGTTGTCGTGAGCTTGAGCTCGCGGATCCAATGCGCCCACCGAGATTGGCAAAAAAATGAGTAAATTGCTGGGCATCGGATTGCCCCAGGTCTTTATCAAAAATATCATCATCAGTAATAATTACATAGTCACCGCCCAGAATTAGGTCCAGGGCACCCAGGCAATACAAATAGCTTGTCGCCAGCCACGGAGATACCCCGGTCCATAAGACTTCATAGGGAGTGGACCGAGCTACCAGATAGTTCATGCCCGCAAGCATGGGTGTTGGCAGACTTGTGCCAAAACGACCAGTAACAATGGTCCTACCGCCTGTTTCTGTGAATAATTCCATATACGGATCGGGAAGCAATCCTTTGAGAAATGCCCAAAAACTACCACCTTGGCAGTTTTGCATCATGGCAGAGTCAACCGTGAGCATTGAAACAATTGAGAAGGGCGATATCGCACCCAACGGTGATTCAGCAGATACAAAACGGCTGAACATCGGTGTCCCATCAGATAGCATCATATAGGGCGGAATGGATAAGGGAATATACATCTGGGAGAGCAAGAATGACCGCACATAGTTGGTCAACGCGGTCGCCAGGGGAATGGCTCCCATCTGCCCATTCATCTCGATAATTTTAGTCATCTGCTGCATTGTGCTGGCGGCTGCGCCTCCACCTGAAACATCATTGACATCATCCGCGGCCCCGGCAGTGACCGTATCGAACGATAGAATATTGCCATCATATATTGATCCCAACTCGTCAATCAGAGCGGTATACGTGACTCCCCCTCCCGGCGCAACATGGCGTCGGCAGTATCGAACGAACCCCGTGCATACACAGTAGCCATTCATCCAGAGTTGGGCAATGGCCATGGGTTTGAAAATGTCTCGCAGATCCGGGCCGAACTGGTCCCAACGAGATTTGAAAAATGATTTGCCTGCTACAGGGAGATTGATATTATCAAGCGCATCCCGATCACCGCTCATAGTCAGGGTAACGGATCCGGCGGGAGACGACCGGGATTTATTAAAACTGCATGAACGAATGATTGCGTTCACGTCAGTGCTTACAATCTCTATTGGGCAGAAGGGTATATTAAAGGCCGAGATCAATAGCTTGATCTTCGGAGCTTTCTTTTTGACTCGCTCCCGATCATTATATTCCAGGGTGGTTTCGATCCCGGCGTTATAGAGTATTTTGCGATCGTCGTTTAATTGCATATCATTATTTTAGTATATCAAAATTCATATCTGGGAAAACCGACTTGTTTTCTTTTATCCTGCCGCCGGCATAACCAGCGGCCCGGTTTAATGTCGGTATGACATTGTTCTGCAGCGTGTTTGCCAGATTCATCAGCGACTCATTCACCGTCAGAACTACTATACCCATATTCCGACCCATCTTACTTAATAATAAGGCCTCCTGGGCGAGTTGCTGGGCCTGAAAATCGCCAAGCTTACCCACATTGGTGCGATATCGACCAGCCATGTCTTGATTAGCCAGGACAGTCTCAGTCCTTCCAACTTTTGGGGCCGCCCCACCCGCAGCCAGATAGTTAAAATACTGCGCTATGCCGGTTGTACTACTGGTCCCATGATAGCCGCCGATCCCCTGTTTGCCATAACGCATCGATGTTAAATTTTCGAGCTTGTTGCCCTTGCCTTTGCCTCCGAAAGTATTCAGAACCCATTTTTCATAATTCTCCTGCAGCAACGGATCGTTATGCTCGGCCAACAACATTGCCAGGGTATTAAGATTGCCATAATCTAATTTGGCACCCGATATATCTGCGTCTGAAAGTCCTGCACTTTTCATGGCTGCATTAAACGCTGTTCGCCGCTTATCGTTTGTGGCCATTCCCATGTATTGTTTAACCGCGCTGCGCCCGGCCATCAGCATCCGCGTGTTGGCAATTCCCTCGACATTGCCCTCGCCCACGGCTTTTCCGCCAGCCATATAGCTTTTGTATTGCTCAAGCGCGCTCTGGGTCGTTGCCATCCCTTTGTTGGCACCAACCATATTAGATACGGAACGCCCCATTGTGATAGGAAGTTCGGAGGCATTAACACCGCGCCGGACCGCATCTTCCAGCTCGCTGGCAATGCCTCTCAAAAGAACCGGGAGGTCTGTTTGAATCCCCCGAGCTCCAGCCATGCCGGTGATGGCTGAAAATTTTCTACCAGCATTTCCCCCGAAACGATCCATAAGCCCAAGTTGCTGACCGATCTCACCAGTTCCTATGCCATATAGCCGGCCATAATGCAATGCCGATCCAAAGCGGCCGCCAGCACCGTATCGCCCGGCGGACATCCGCCAGGATTTTGACAGTTCCCCGGTCTGCGCCGCATTATAGTAGCCTGCAAGATTCTTGGACTGTAAACCGCCGATCCCGGCGGTTCCCAATTGTTCGGATATTTTGGCCAGGTAGGCGTGGCCTATTTTCATGACCTGTGACATGACAAAGCCGCCTGCGGCTAGGGCGGCACCAGCGATCGGAAGGGTTGCTCCTATGCGACTGATCCCGGTTGCCGCATCACCGCCCAGGCTCGGTATGCCGCCGCGGCCTCCACTACCCCCTCCGGTACGGCGTTTTGTTTCTTTGGTCTGGTTTTTTGTAGCTTTTTCCAGGTCCTTAATGGCCCGTTCAAGCGATTTAAAGACTCCGCCGCCATGCAGTATGCCATCCAGGGTCCCAGCACCGACCTTGGCTCCCATGGCCTTGGCCGTGGCGACCTGCTGTTTTATAGCGGAAAACTTGGAACCTATATTTATTTCAAACTTGCTGGCCATCTTGTTCTTTGTCTTTTTTCGTAAATATCTCTCGAATCTTATTTATATTGTTTCCGCTCGCCCGGAGTTGATCAGATAATGCCTTTAATCGCTCCAGGTTTTTAATCTTCGCATCATCAGTATCCTCAATACCGTATTGATCATTTAGCTTTTTGAGATCCTGCCTGCGGAAATTCTCCCGTTGCCGTTCAAGATACTCTGGCACAGAGATCCCGGCTGTTTTTGCCGCCATCTCCAGGACATCAGGCCGGAACTCAAGCTTTTTCTCATACATCCGGGTCAGGATCTTCTGCTTTTCCCGATCGTATCGGAGAGCCATTGCCATCTCCTCGGTCGTTGGGACTGTGGCCATCAGATAGAAAATAAATGTCTTTTGCTCATCGAGCAGGTGTTCCACCTTCAAGCCATTAGGTAACTGCTTAAACTCTCGAATGAAAAAGCCATCAACCGTGTACTTGGGATCCTCCGCCTCTATTACCAAGTTTATTTTTTTTTAACGAGTCCTGGAACTCGTTCGAAAATTGTTGGATTTCATCGTATAACCGATCTAGGACATGTTTGTCGGGACACTCCATAGCCGATTTAAACCATGCCGGCTTGGTAGCGACCTGCTGGTCCACGGTAGCTATTTTATCAAACAGTTCAAGGGATGAATCATGGAAGCTGTTGGCTGGCAGGCCATTTTGTAAAATAGAAATACGACGGGCAATAACAACCTCATCTTCTGGGAAGATTGCCTTGATAACAAAAGGGTCCTCACCGACCTTAATAGCCTTTTTTCGGTCATCCTCAAGAAACAACATGTTGCGAACTGAATATTCTTTTTTCTCCATAGTGAAATCTCCTTTTTTTTGTATGATTAACTGGTGTGCAAGCCCGGAAGTATCCGGGTCGCCCGCCATTGTGTTGCTCGGGTATTGAGGCCCTGGTTCGGAAAATCGATATCCTCCGACCCAAACTTGCACGCGATCATGGTGAATAAGACCTCCAGGGTGTGTAGGTCCATCATCACAAAATCAAACATGCCAGCGGTGTTAATGGTATTGCGACCATCCCACTGCCAGCCAGGGGTAGAGAGCCTGCCCGGAACATTCTCGCCGCGCAAGACGAATGTATCCATGCTGAAATTGGCGTTATATCCCATGGACTTGAAATAACGGTCCCCATAGAATCCGAGCGTCCGGATCCCCTGGAGCTCGTAATCGTGCGCCAGTCTGACCCCGGCAGCAAACGTCACAATTTTTCCATCCTGGATAACCAGGCTATCTATGCCCGCCCCTACTGGACCTTCCGGGTGAACTGCTTGTCCTTCAAACATTGTGTTTCCTCCTTCTCGGTATTCGCTTATCGGTATTGACCGACGACGATAAAATTCTGGGTAATAAACCCGAACCGAAGCGGCAGCGGCACAATGCCGGTAAAGCCGAACTCAAAGGCGTCGCCCTTGATATCGAACTTGACCTCGGTAAAGGCCGGAGTCCCGCTGATCGGATCTTTCGTGAGACATTTCTTCTCGACATAGTACGGCAGCAGGTTGGTAATGAGATAATTGTATACCTCATTGAGCTGCATTTCCTCTGGTGCCTCGACGAGTATCCGCAACCGTTCCTTGATTTTGACGTGACTACCAAGCGTGATATGATCGCAGGTCCGGAGCGCAGACGGGATATTGAGAATCAGATTTGCACTCTGGTAAGTAGTCAGATTCGTCACGACCTCAATACCATCCTCGCTTACCTCAAATAACGTGGCACCCGCATCGATCAATTTCATTTTGTCGGCTACGGTGTATTTTCGGGTAACACTCAGTACATTGACATACTGCATTTCCGCGCAGGCTGTGATCCCGTTGGCAAACCGGATCCCGGCGACCAGGGCCGCACCATAGAAGGGATCAAAGTCGGCCGCGACCCCGCCATTTACCACGTCATAGCGTTTAAAAGGTGTGCAGCAGTATTCCGCCCGTGCAGATCCCAGGGCCTTCATTTCGGTAATCATCTGGTCGTTCGTTTTGCTGGCCAATGCGCCAGTACCCATGGACCGATTCTTTTTATAGAGGACCTGTGACATTTTTTGGTTGTGAGCATCAACCATTGCCTGAATAGCAGGATCTCCGCTCGCGCACAGGACAAAATTGACGTTCATTTTTTCAAGAAAAGTCAATGCCCCGGCCCAATCGGTATTGCTCACCGTGCCGTTTGATCCGGACGCGAAATAAACAAAGCCGGTATCCAGAACGATCGCGCTCCGAGTCGCCCCGGTATGCAGCACTGCAGTGATTTCTCCGCCGGATGCATAATTAAAAAACTGAATCAGGGATTCGCAGTCGGCCTTGGCGATATAGGCCGTAGTCTTGATATCTTGGCTGGTCACGGCATCAAGGGTGGCTGCGAGCGCGTCACCCTTGCCGAGCAATGTGCAGGTGTAATGTGCTTGCGTGTTGATGTAGGCGACCAATTGCGCCAGGGTCGGCACTTCTGAAAAGGTAATGGAAAGGTTGTCGCCGGTCGCGCCCGTTACAGTCGTGGTGAGCGTGGTGGCGTTGATCGTCATTGCCGCCGCAGACCCGGAACCGGTATACTGAATTGATAAATACGAGAGCGATATATTATCAGTATCCGCGATTTGTTTACCCTGAAACAGAATCGTTGCATGATACCCACCCCCGGTACCAGCCACTACCTTCCGAGCGAGTTGGTTTGCCAGGAGTCCATACCGGGCAGATATGAGGTCTATCACCGCCACGGGTCCGGTCATATTCAGTACCGATGTCGCGTGAGTTGCCGGATCAACCCGGCATACATCCACATAGTTCGGGATATTGAGTCGGGCATCCTTGGTCGGTGTCAGATAAAACTCGGACATATAATAGGCCGGGCCACCCCGAAGCATGTCCAACGCTTCAGTCGGAGATGCAAATTGCATTAATTTATAATCGTCTGGAAGATCTGAGGCATTGTACGGCACCCCACACAATGCCTGACCCAGCACGACGACATTCTGGCTTGCGGCCCCTTTGCCCCGCCCCTGCGGGGGATAATTGCTTTTTGAATAGATGCCCGGTATATTGGTTTCCATTCCTGCGAATTGCTTTTTGGCTATGCCCATGGTAGTTCTCCTTTATGAATTGACATATTCAGTATAGAATTTTTCCCACTCTGCGAGAGTATGCGACTGCGCCAGGAAGGTGGGATCTTTCTCGCGCATCCACGCTTTGAATCCGTGGACCAGATATGAATTATACTTTCTGACGACATCCGAAAGTCCCAAAAATCCATCAATGCTGAATTTTTCCTCTGATGTCTTCGGCTGTTCATCAATAATGAGTGATTTTTCTTTGCTCATGATTCCTCCTCGGGATATTGTTGTATTTCATCGTTCGTGCCCTCGGCGCGGTAGATGTTAACCGGTTTAACATCGGCATCCGCGTTCCTGGGTTCGTCATCATATACGGTAAAATTACGCACCGTGTTCCGGTAATCGATTGCAGTTTCCTGGCCGTACAATATCCGCCCAAAATTGGTATTACGCAGACCAATATCTGTCCGCTGCTTGATATTAATGAGCCGGTTAGCGATCATATCTTTTCTCATAGTATAGAGAATCGAACTCAAGATCTTGCCGAGAATAGTTACCTCTTGGAGCGTCTGGGTCCAGAGCGAGACAAATATCTTTTCGGCCTGATAAAATTCATCGACACCCAGGCGGAGTTGATGACTGGTGGCTTCTGTTATAGCGGTCTGGATGGTGGCAATCTGCCCGTCAGTGATCAGACCATTTTTATACCGAGTTGCGATCGGCACCGTGTTCAAAAGGTCAAGTTTTGCCTGGGTCATTACAGTATAAGGCCGGAGTCCCTGACCCACGGTTGTACCTTCCTCGGGTTCGTCACTGCCCACGACGGAGATCGCTGGCAGCAGACCCTCAAACCGAGGCGTTCCGCTCTGCATGGTCGATGCCAGGAGTGTGACCAGGGGATGATCTCCGGACACCTTGACAGCATCGATCTTGCCATTGGAGAGACCCGGAATGTCGCGCTTGGCCAATTCTCCTTGAATATATTCTATAAAGTAATCGGGAGAAAAGACGAAATAATCACAATATGTAGTCAGAACAGGCACTTATTCAACTTCCTTTTTCAAGGCTTTGACTTTTTGCTCCAAATAATTGGATATCATTTCCGGTATCTTCTTTTCCAGATAGGCCAGGACCTCCGGATATACCGGGGTCGGCATTTTACCCGGATGCTGCCATCCCTTGCTCTTTTCAGTGACACAGCGGAACGTCATATACTGCCCGTGCATCCCCGACTCATTATCATACCGAGTGAGACCCGCCAAGTTACCCGCTTCCGGACCGAGCTTACCTCCCTCCTTGGCTACTTTGTAGGCATCCTGCGGCAAGACCCCAGCAAAGCTAGAAGTCGGTTTTTGCTTTCCCGGTATCCGGTACCGGAAGGGAACTAAAATATATTTTATTCCCTTGGAACTGGTCTTGATCCGCTTACTGTTTAATAGAGCCTCTTTAATACTCCAGGGCTTGACCCCTTCCTCGGTCATCATCACAAACATGGAAAATGGCTTGCCGCTGCCGGGATCTAAATCGTCCTCGTCAACATAAACCCGCGCCACATCCGTTTGCCCCAGGTATTCGACTTTAATGGCAGCAGCATATTTACTGCCCCATGCGCTCCGCTCCAGGGCCCTGTTTTCCCAGAAGTTTCGGGCGTCATCGGCTATCCAGTTCACCAGATTGCCGATTTCCTCCGGGAACGTCTCGGCCAGGTGTTGAAACAGGGCCGATTCTGCGTCGCCGCCAGCGGCCTGCAGCAGGTTAAATAGTTTTGGTCCCATTAAAAATGAGTCTCCGGATGTGTCAAATTCCACGAGGGCATAGTCTCGGGATCGCCCGTCTGCGTTTTGGCCCATAATTTTGTCATCACCGTAATCGGGTACAATCGGTTGTCCAGATTGTTCGGAGCTGGCATGTCGCCAAACACGACAAACGTAGGATGATACCCATACCGAACAGACATTTTCACACTCGCGGCTGGCTGCCGGCCGCCGGTGATCCAGTGGATTTCCCGGAATCGTTTCAGGGTATAATCCACATTCTTATAATAAATGGCACCGGACTCGTCAAAAATACGGTCATCAATACTGGCTACATCAAATTCAAATATGCGGTCAACACCAGTCCGGTGCGTGATAATATCAGTTTTATAATATGTCGGCATCAGGAGCGTGATATGATCACCCTCGCCTATATCCACATAAGAATTAAACATCATTCTTAACATACCCTGTGGTATATTTGCCAGGGTTTTTTCTTCTTTCTCATTCCGAATGTCAATCTCCTGGGCCGCAACCCGCTCCGGCTGTGCAAAATAATAATTCATTCGTATCTGACCGGAAATCGGATCGGGTCCCGTGGCACTCAGATAGACCATCTGTTTATTGAAAGAATAATCAGTATATTCATAGCCAGATACACTATTCCATATCCGGTCAATAATCACAATATCGCCGTGAATATTAACAAAGTTACTTGAGCGCGTCCCGTCATCAAACAGGGTGCCTACCGTGGAGAGGGTCCGGAGTACGGCATCGACGTTGACTACCTCATTTTCAACATGAGTAAATCGATCGGCAAAATATGACACCCTCATCATTTCATAGGGCCTGGGGAGCGGATCCCCCGCGATGCGTATTTCATTCGCGGTATAACTCAAGATTTCATAGGTAACGGTTCCCCCCTGCTCCGGGGGCAGGCACCGCTGGACCTTTATCGGCTCAATGAGCGGAATCCGCTGGGGATAGATAACCGCGCCATCCCATCGTATGTCAGAATCCTCATCCCCGATCATGAGCTTTCGCTGAAAATCATAAATATACCCGTCGCCGTGACATAGATTACAATGCCAGTTCGGGGATCCGTTGACCATCACGCAGGGACACGCTCGTGCGCGCATGACCCGCGCCAGTAGGCCATGGGTATTGACAATCCGGGCAAAGCTATCCGGGTTTGCTGATATGTTATAGGTAGGATCCCGCCTGCCGTCATGTCGATCGTACATTATCGAAAATGCTCCCTAATCTGAGTCTCAGTATAATGCTGTTGCAAGACATCCTCGCCACCCGCGAGTTTTTCCGCCTGCTCTCGCGTCATTCTGACAGCTCCATCGGGATCCGGCACGATAAACGCCGCTCCCTCAAAATCAGCAATCATGTCATCAATCACCTTGAGCTGCTCATTAGAATGTGGTCCCTTTAGATCGGTTCTGACCATTTTGAGATATTCGATCAGAATTTTACGCTGATGTTCATAAACCGTTTTATGGTGCTTGGCTATGGCCGACGGTGATATGAGATCACTGATTGACTTGCCCTCGACCGCGGCTTTTTGTGCCATCATCACGATGGTCCCCGGTGAGAAAATACGCTTGCCGCCATCATCTTCCCAAAAGGAATACATGCCTTGGGGCAGTCCCTCGCGCGCGGCCTCCTCCTGGCTTTCACATTGACAGAAGGTAATTACCCGCCCGTCCAATTTACCTATGGGTTGCTTAACCATCCAATACCCCTAACCTAATACCCCTAGCTGATTGCGTTTATAACGCGCCTTATTAATTTTGTACCACTGCTTGAGTTCTTTTGCGAACTCGATGACCCGCTCCGTGTACATACCGCTTGTCGCGCTCATGCCCGTGGTGTACGCCTCCGATATGCTGTTCATGCTGACGCTCTGGGAGGCCACGCCTGACGTTTTACCATCGCCATAATCCATCAAGAGATAGATACCAGCAATTTTCCGGATGGCCTCCGCAATGTCTTTAGGAACCGCTGCCGCATTCGCCCACCCGGTTTTATAATCAATTTTAATAGCATCGGGATAGTTATCGAACGGATAATTGAAAAATCCTTTGCCAGCTATAAGCCAGGGATACCCGGCAGCCACGGGAACCGTGGACCGGGGAAAGAACTGCACTCTGGAGTCCAGGCCCTTCTTTACAATCCGCATGGGGAAAAGGTCTATCACTGAGTTTTGGCCCAGGGGATCCACCATTTTAGCGTCCAAGACATCCTGGAGAGGACGCCGGCGTAACTTCACATACATATAATATTCAGCATTGGCCCGCTTGTAGGGATATCCCATCTCCCGTACTTGATTGGCTTCACCCGGAGTGAGGTTCCGTGGAATTACCACACCATCTGAACCAATAGGATCGTCGTAGCGCACAATCCGGGGATAGATATCAAGGCCAAAATCAGCCTCAAGGACCCCGATAGCGTTATCAATATATGTTTGTAACATCTCATCGGTATATGTCTGGAAGGTGTCCGATGATACGAGTTTTGCTCCAAAGGTAACAACATACCGTATCTCGTCTGGCGTGACGAGCATCCCCCATCCCGGATAATAATGATCGCTTGTGATCGGGTTATTAAAGAAAAATCCCTGGCGTTGATCAGCTCCCGGCTGTGCCGGATTGTTTACGGAAAAATCATTGATAAATGATATTTCCGGTTGTCCTGATACCGGGGTGAGAAATACCTTGTCGAAATAGCTGCCAGCCGTAGAGAGAATTGCCGCTGTATAGGCGTAATGCCCGGTGGCAACCCGAGTAATATTAGCAGATGTGATAACCTGGATAATATTAGTATCGTTCAGGGCGTCTTGATATGTGGCATGAATGGTAACCTGGCGAACCTCATGCGCGTCCACCAGTGTACCGTTATGAACCAGGAGAAAATTTAAGGTTGTTGTCTCGTTGGTTTTTGCAGTGTATCTAGTTCCCACGTCTATTCACCTATACCCCGATATCCCTCATAAATTGATTGACCAAGAATATGGCCTGCCGTTCCCTCGGCATAGTCTCCTGGCAATAATATAGCCCAGGGATCCCCGGACGCGCCAGCGGCGTTTAGGAAGTATCCAGCCGAACCGAGGGTCGAATGGTCACTAATGAGTTCATCCCAAACGGCATCGGCTATTTCAGCCGGGGTCACCCCGCTACTTGAAGCATTGATAAGTGAAGCAACCGTCCAACGCCACAACATCCCGTCAGCCTCTAACATGGTATCCAGCTTGAGGGCCACTGCTAAGATAGCCGCCACCTCTGTATCAAGATAGCCGTATATAGCGATAACTGTTGCCTGGATATCATTTAGTTTGGTACTATTGGAGTCAAGTTCCTGCCTGATTTGTACCGCGGTCGGTGGCGGTGTCGTCAGGCTGTACCCTGATTTATCACTATTGGTTGTTATGGTACCGCCGGTGATCGTCCGCGTGGCATAGGCCCAGAGGTCAGCTACAAGGGAGCCAAAGCTGGTTAGTGTTCGGGTCCCTACCGCCCATATGTCAGCGGCAGTGTGTGATGATCTGGAAGAAACATTCGCATCAAGTCTGGCAATTTTCGTTTGGTCGATGGTGGCACCATCACTGGTGATATTCGTCGCATCGGTCAATCGTCGCGTAGCATAAGCCCAAATATCGGCAATCAGTGTACCAAAACCGGAGAGAGTGCGCGACGCCGTCGACCATACTTTATCTGCCCCCGTCTGGGTGATACCCACATCGCCGGCAGATGATATGACTAGCTTATTTGCGGGAGTGGTGGATCGTACAAGTTGTGCAAGCCCATGATCGGCATGATTGAGGATTGTATAAGAATCAATTTCCTCATTATCAACTAACTTGATTAATATATTTTTCGGCACCAGGTTCGTTGCACCCTTGATCTGGATTAAAACCATGTTTGCGCCAGTTACAAGTGCCGCATCTGGTATATGCAGCTCGTAGTCTCCGGGCATGTTCGTTGCATCGATTGCGACAAACCCGCCGGTCGCCCACGTACCTTTTGTTGCCGTTGCCAGCATGATTGCCGTTGCCGCTCCGCTGGCTCCCATGCGGTTGTAATAAGCAGACAGACCCGATGAGTTATAAACGAGCCCGGCCAATTTTGCTCCGGTTGTACTAGATGAATCATACAATGAAACAGGGAGAATGATAGATGTTGAACCCTTTTTTATTATAAAATCAAACATGTTTAGTAATTCCCCCAGAAATAATTTCTATTCAAAAAGCCACCACCCGCCACTGTATATGTAAAAGTCAAATAAGGTCTTTGTCCATCGGCATGTTCAGATGATGCAAAACGCGTCCAGGCATTTCCTCCTACTCCATCTGATCTATATAGAAGCCATCCATCATTATTAACAACACCATTTTTCATATTTTGAACATCTGTTGCTAGTTGCGCTGACGAAAAATCACACCAAGCTGGAGTATCATTTATGGGGGCGGTGAATGTTGCTGTCACCGTCGATGATCTATCATTATCATCGCTTCCTGCTCCACCGGATGTCCATGTAGATGGATAAGCATAACAATTCCAGGAACATTCGCCTGCTGTCGCAGGTGTATCATTATGAACGCCTTGACCCCATGTTCTTAATAATCTTTTTAAAGCAAAGGTTCTAGCAGAATATGCATAAGCATCAAACCAAATAGAGAATGTAGCAGCCGACACGGCTATTGTTCCTGAAATATTAGTTATACCCGTGAATCTAATTGCTTCATTTACTATCTGAGTCGAGCCATTTTCATTATACACAAACGCATCGGGGTTTGTTCCATAATTATTTGCTTCTTCACCTGACTCATGAATCAGCATTGCATCTTCTACACCAGAAAAATCATTTCCAGTGTTATTTCCGATCACAACAGTGGGCATTATTCGCCCCAAATATCTGTATAATTTTCTGGAAACGGGAAATTCCATTTGTCGGATTCTTTTTCGACATGTGACATTATATCGGCAGCCAAACTGTCCCATGATTCCCCGCCATTTATCCTGCGATCATGCAAGCCCATCGCATAGTTCTCAAGCGTTGTTAGTTCCGCATTTAGCTCCGCAATGGTTACATCCCCCCATAAATTAATACATTCTATGAGAAACGCTTGAGTATACGTAGCTATAAATTGATTTATTCTTGCACGCGCTCGATGCGGCATATCGATAGCCCTTTTTATTGCCGCTTCCGCCCGCGCAGGATCAATATCTTTAAGAGCTAAATATTCTTCAACACTCTTCCTCGCTCCCGTGCGTATACCGAGATAAATCCAATTATTTAATTGCTCCCCAATTTTACGTCTTAATATAATTGATACTGGCATAATTGCTCCTTTGATATTAAAAATAATTGATTACGTCCGCTATTGGATTCCTAAAAGCATTGCCCTTAAGCGGAACCCGTCCCTTATTGTGGCCAACCATGAAAGACGAAAACTGTATATATGGGCGGTCAACGGGAAGTGCCTGGAACGAATATTTTTTTATGAAAAGATCGCAGGCAATATCATTGGGGTGAATTATGGCACGTTTTGTATGATAATGCTTGCATACTGTCCTTCG